CCTGCTTATCCAGGGGATATTTAAGCCATAAAGGCACCCTATCAAGGCCGTAGTTTAGATTGTCATTGCGGACAAATCGAAATGATTGTGTACAAATCATTTGAGCAGTTATCACGCATGCTCAGGCCAAAAGCAGCTTATACAGCTGATGGATAAGTCGCCAGATAATATAATGTTGGAACATTCAAAAACATTATAGGATTGAAGTCCGTACCGATTGAACAGTAGTAGTCAACTCGTGTTTGATTGACTGAAACATTCTGAAAATCGTATGTTGTCTGGACTGCATCCCGTTTTGAACCATCCACTGTAGAACTTCCGATAGTTCTAAGTGATGGTGTTGTAGCCAAGAATTTGTATTTTGAATACATTGGAACCATAACATTCATTGTGGGTGCAGTACTATGAGTGGTGATACAACCACCCTCCGTCATTGGAACATTAGCTACTTGAGCAACCCTTGCCCAAGTGCTAACAGATCCAGTAGACAAGTTATTGGAGACAGTTCCATAACCTGCCACGGTCAAATCAACATTGTTTCGTCTAATCATCTTATGAGAGTAAACCCTTCCAGTAGCTGAAACTGACTCTTCAAGAAGAGCATTCCAGATAACACTACCTCGGACGCCAACGAAACATTGAGTCACCCAGGTCATGGGAACCCAATGGACGAAATTAAATGTACCAGTACCTCCAGCAATCGGTTTTGTAGCACTATTTATACCATCAGTATCAAAACCTGGGTATAATGGCAATCTCCGGAATATCGAACTTTGATAAATTGTAAATTGATTTGCTACAGCTGAATTTACTGCAGTCTGAGTTCTATGGTAACAACCACGCCGCATCAATTGACGCAACGATCTTATAGACTCACCCATATATATGAGATTGACATTGTCATCGGCATAAGATGGTTTTATGGCCATATCTTCAGTCGTGGTAATGACTTTTTCGTCTCCACTTTGCACAGCGTAAGCGTGCATAGTGATGGGTATCTCAGTAGGATCTGCAAATTCAATATTATCAGCCATCTTAACAAACACCAGTATAGATATGTCGGCACTCGAAACCGGCGACGATTGATCAGTTAGTACTCTCATGGTAAGTACACCATTCGATGTTGTCGGTGATGATGTTATAGCTGACGTTCCATTGTATTTAGTTGCTGTGATATCGGTTCCACATTCCAAGTAACTCGTTTGTTGCAAATACGGAACACGAAATTCAATATCATCAGTGTCAGCAATATCAATGATATGAGTAAAACATGTGGTTGTGGTTTCCGCAGTATTTTGTATACTGGAAACTGGATCCCAAGTCACCTTAACGCGTCCTCTGTGGTATTGGCTCTTTAGAAATTTAAATCTAAAGATAACATCTCCCCTCCAATATTTAAACATCGTCGAAACCATCCAAGCTGGTATACCCTGAACGTAAGTTTGGGAAGCTAGAGTTGCTGAATAGCACAAAGATGGTTCAACACGTGTATTGAACAGTAATTGATTGGGTGCGTGTGCCGACGTCCAAGTTGTAGTAGTCAAGTAAGATTCAACAGAACAAATGTTCGTTATAACTAGAGGATCATCGCACGCGCAACCACAAATTTGGGGATCTATAGATAATTCATTCTTGGAATCAAGAGTGAGTTTCTCCATAGGAGTGCCAATATCAGTAGTTGCCATATTAGGAAACGGTTTGGGTACCATCGGATGGACATTATCAATAGTTGGTACATTGGTAAATCCAAATATTTTTGCAATATCTCTTACTGCACCTGCAGCATAGGAAGTTGCGGTCATAAATGGCCCAATAACTGGTATATCACCAAGTTTACTTGATGCACGGTGAACAGCAGAAGCAACAGAACTCACCGGACCTGTACCATACTCATCACCAGATTGCACAGCCAAATCATCAGTAGCTCCCGCTAATTCAATGTCTTCAGCCCAAGCGTAGACCTGAATGTTGACAGTAGTACCAGCAACTGAGTTGGCGTTAGCCAACACTCCGAATGAATTTAAGGAAACAGTGCCCATTGATTTCAAATCGGAAGCGTTTGTGACATCGAGCCAATTCATGTGATACATGAAAGGTAGATCAAGTGTACAACCTTCATTTGTCTGAGGATAGATAAAAGCATGGGGACGCTGAGAGCGGCCCATGTATAAAATATCTCCAGTGCCAGCACCAGTGTAGATTGGGCAAGGGTTGAAACTTGAACTAGCACTGTCAGTGAGAGGCCGATATGACACTAGAACAGCACCATAATAAAACGGTGAAGCGTTAATGACAAATTTCATTTTCAAATTGCATCTCATAAGGAAGTAATTATCCAATTTCTTCTTTATTGGAGTGCTATTGAAGTAAAGATGCCAAGGTTCAAGGTCAGTGGTGACTCCTCCTCCAACAGTCCAGGTTATGGTACTGATCAAAACAGGTCTCTTCAGATAGCTGTCAAGATCAGTAGCCCAACTCTTGTCTGGTTTGGTATACGTGATAGGAGCTTTAAAGCCTTCTTGCTCACCTTCGTTATTATCACCAAAGTTTACAGTCACGGCCTGTGTATTCCCCGATTGAACGACAAATTCTCTGGGATCCAGATGCGATCGACGAGAAACATTGTCGTAATTCAGGGCATCTCCCATCAATTCATGATCAATAAGTCCAACACAATTCTCAAGACGTTCAATAAAATCGCACCTATCGCAGAAATAATCCTGATCGCATGCGCAATCATCAAAGAATATCTCAAGCAGGCGGCTTCTGATCGTAGAAAGTTCATGTTGTGCTTGTCCAAAAAATATTTCATCTTCAGACTCTTGTAACGCATATACAGGCGTACTCTGTTCAATTTGTTTATTAATTTTGGTAAGAACATTACACATGGGTTTAAAAATTGATTGTCCTGTGATTTTACCTCCGAAGAACGCTTACAATCATAAGTCGCCATCCCTTCCGCATCCTGGAATTTTTCATCAGTGCTAGTTAGGAATCCTCACAGACACAAGCGCTACGCTTGTGAGTTTAATGTTTTATATCTAGTATATTGAAGGACGATATCAATATATTTGATAAGGTTAAACAAATAAAAAACCTTAAGTTTTATGATCAGCGAAAAACTGATCAAATATACTACATCTTTTAGAACTGTTTATGAATTGTTCACAAAGTTGTTCATATGTAGGGAAAGTGGATTCCTGGACCCAGATGTCCCACTTGAGATCTCTTACGAGGTCCTGCAACATCTTTCTCTTCTTCAGAAAAACTTCACGTCCATAGAAAAAATATTCACGAAGAGCTGTAGAAATGACATCCATTCCTTGAGCTTCCTCGGTAACTGCCTTGGACCGAGTCCAAACAGTCAACATGCGTTCAATTGATTCATGATCCAGAGGTGCCATGTAGCACTTCAAATCATCATCCATTCGCCAAGTTCTCTTCAAAAATGAAGCATCTTTGATATGAATAAAGGGAATACTCTTAGCCTCCTTGTCCGCCATTGTATATACAATATCCAATTTAGCGAAACAATCAGCTATAGAAGTATGGTTGAACCAATTGCATCCACGAGAGACAGACATAATATTGTCATCTCCGTAGGTCATGAGAGCCACATTATTTTGAAAATCATTACACAATTGATCAGGAGATAGTAGTAAATATACATATCTCATCCTCAATGAATTAACAATACTATTCAAAATAACTGTGAGTGGATTTCCAGATGGATTCGACCCAAATAATTGGATCAAATCTCCATTGTAATCAACCATTGCAAAAGCCGTATCTTCGGCTATTCCTCTGATTACTCTCAAATCATCATCTGTATAGTTGCCAGATAGTTTGCACAAGTGTGACATAATATCAAACGCAGCTAGGATTTCTTTTGGGCTCATCTTTTTATCGAAGGCCTTATAATCACCTGCCACAATTCTATCTTCACCATGTGTAACTATATAATTATATAGTTCATGCCACTCTAAGGATTGAGCAACAGTCCCAGGTCCTGCTTCAAATGCGGTTCGATTATTTTGAATTAATCTGGCCACTGAGAGGAGATATTTTCTGACAACTATAATCCAATCAAAAGGCGCACCAGTAAAGACTCTGGTCTTTCCAGTCTCTGCCTTTTTGAAGGAAACAGGCTCATCTTTCAAATGAGCACAGAAATTGGGGTATACCATGGAACCTGTTCTATAGGTTTTCTCCATGACTCTGACCCTGTCCATAATCTCATCGTCAACCTCAACTGGATCTAACATTCCATGCTGGGGTTCAATGGATTTAAGGAAATATTTTTTGGATTTTTTCCAGGGATTTCCCGCGCTGGTTTTTCTATTGAGCTTGTCAATATAAGTGACCTCCGCACCATTAATTGTTGAAAAATCGTCCAAAGGATGGAGCATCTTTTCGATATGTCCAGGTGTAACACGGGATAATATGGTTTCAATATAGCTATCAGTACACTTATTCAGTTTATCAGTGCTCAAGGTATGAATTGGGTTAACGAGTTCCTTCAAAGCAATGCTCCAAGGCACCCACGACTGCATCACTGGTTTCGTGAAATTGACAGGATAATCAAAAGGATCCAAATATTTCTGCATAGGGGTATCACACACACTTGTTTTGTGTTTTCCTCTGAAGCCCACAAATGAACCATAAATGGTCACATTACCAGTGGGAATATATCTCAAAGGAGACTTCCCATGCAAGATAGTTAAACTACGCTCAGCAGACGGGGCACTGAGCATGTCCAGACATCCACTCTCAACATTGAAATCAGAAAACTTATTATAGTATTCTATTAGAATATCTTTGTTGATAAAGGCTGCATGGACATTCGATGGTGCACTAATTTGCGCAAGAAAATGTAAACCCACTATACTATACCCAAAAGTACTTTGAATAATAAGTGGGGATCCACAAACTCCATCGGTAGTATAATCACTTACCAACCCACTCCATAATCGATTCTTCATTTTTATGTCGTAAGTGGGAAAGTGAAGGTGTTGCACGCAACTCAAGCGAATATTTCTGACATCTCTGTAAGTAATAGAACCGTCTTTATTTCTAGAAACGTATTTACCATTGAAGACACCATTACTTTCACCTAATTGGATGTACTGAATTATCTTCTTCTTTGGTTGTAACTCTCTAAAAATGATAAAAGCGAGATCCAAATCTGGCAACCTCGTAACATCAGCTTCACTCAAAATGACTTCCATATTGGAATTCAAGCCCTTTGAAGGTCCAGCTATAATTCTACATTTCGAATCATTGAGCTTGGGAATATTGTGGTTCGTAGTTATATAAACATGACCACCAAGACAAAGCGCCTTTCCAGTGCGAGCATTGGTCGTTCCATCCACATGTATAGACATGTGAATGACGTTATCTGATATCTTTTTACAGAACTCAGAAAAATCAATACTCTTCGATGATGAACTTTCCCGGGAGAAGTTAGCTGGCGATAAATCAATATCATTATTGTACCAAACATTTTCTCGTGTGTTCAGTTCCGAAACTGGTCTTGTACCAATATCATCGATGGAAGTTTGCGGTACCAATTTTTTATATCTTCGGTACAAGAGATAAACTGCTGAAACAGCAGAAATCAAAGATAAAAAGAGTAGTGGATGCTTCATTTGTCTCAGCATTTTCTTTCCCATATAATTCCACCTTTCGGGTGTATTAAATTTATTAGAAAAGTGATACTTGAAAGCTATCCACTCAACCTTCTTTCTCCGACAATAAAGAATCCAGCAAATGTAATATTTCAACATTAAAAATGGATAAGAATCTCTCACGTAACAAAACATGGAGAAAAATAAAGAGGGAAGGAATGCGAACATGACAAGTTGTTCTGACTTAGAAAAGCCAGACTGGACTTGGCACTCGCAATGGTTGTCCGGTAAACAGCATGTCATACATAATTGAATCGATGCTAGTTTCTCAACATTCTTTTTAACTTTAGTTTGATTGGTATCGAATTTAATGATTGCATCGCGAAGAAAGGCTAGAAATTGTTTCATATTCAAATCCTCGTGAATAACCTCTAATTCGGCCAATCGTTTACCCAAACCTATGGATACAGGTTTGACAATCTCGATTTTGAAGTTCCAGAGATCAGGATAGACATCTTCAGGGTCAGTCTTCTCTGAACTCAACATTCCCCTTTCATCTTTATACTGTTCTTTGACAGTAGGAGTAATGATGTAAGGAAAACGCCTCTGAACAGCCGATGGCACAGAAAAATAATGATAACAGTTTAATGTTTTAACATTAGTAGTTCCAATAACCAATTCGGCTTTCATAGGTGTTCTACCCTTGGTCTCAAGCGCAGCTTGATCAGGGCAGAATGCACAGTTATTAATTAACTGTATAACTTCATTAACCGAGTCCATAACCTTCATTGTAGGGTCTTCATTAGCGATATCATCCAATATGATTGTATGACATGAAGTTCTAAATCCATCCCAATATTTCGCAGCAGGATTCCGTGTATATACATACTCAGAACCCTCCGGTAGTTTTTTAAATTTAGCGAAGTATGTTCGAATTATGGAAGTTAAAGTGGTCTTACCGATACCCGAATCACCACACAAGAGCACAGAAAAAGGAGCTTTACGTTCTTTTCTTGCAGCAGATTGTGTATTGATGTCATCGCGAACCATAATTAGGTCATTAAGCAAAGATCGAATACAATCTCTATCGATTTTGTCCAATGAGATGGCATGTTTATTGACGCTCTCCAATTTTTCGATTGTGTTGTCAAGTTCGTTTCGATATTCACATTCGGTGAAACCATGTTCCTCTGGATTGTTGAGCAGATGAAATCTTCTCTTCAAATCCAAAGATTTTTCAAAAAGAGCTTTATAAGTGCCACCACTGTGAAATATGGTTGCAACATCTCCAGTCTTATAAACTTGGTATCCACGCTCTAAAATAAATAGAAGCGTATCAGCCAGGGTATAGACAAAGTCAGATTTCTTATAGAATTTCTTTTTCAGGGCCACTTCTTCAAGTTTGGTATAACCAACTTTATCAAAAGTAAGACCTGCCTTTTCGAATACCGAAGTGCACATTAAATACATGCAACATCGATATATCTTATTGAATATTGGGCTATTGGACACATTTTTTACTGTTTCCAATGAACCTCGCAATTGACCCAAATAATCTTCAATTCCACTTTGTACTTCTACAGAAGAGGAACCCTCAAATAAATTAAGGATAAAAGACTTCATAGGACCAAAGGCAAATTTAATTAAACTTGTATTGTTACGAAGTTTGATAAAAATGGCAGTGGCCTTTATGATTCGTGTCTTAAAGTCATTTTCATCAACAATTCGATTTGTTGGGGGGGATAGCACTGACAGGAAGATAAAAATATCTTCAAGCAGCTTTACAACATAATCGATGTTGGGATCAATTGGGTTAGATGCTTTAACTCTTTTGTAAATCAATCTCTTCATTACGTTAAACATCTTAACATTTGAGAATCTTATATCGTCAGCATCTCGTTCGAGACCTGCGTCAGAAAAGTCCTCACCAAACAAGGAAGAAGCAAAATGATTTTCATAATCACTTTCCTCTTCACCAGATTGGACACGGAAATTTTTCTCTGAAAACTGCATCGTGCGTAGTCTGGGTTGCATACAGCGATTTCTCAGGCGCTGCCTTTCCAATTCAAATAAAAACTGGTCGCGGGCCATCATACGCCGATAAGCAATAATTTGCTCATAATCATATTGTCGTAACCAATGGCGATTTAGTAGATAAGCGACTATAAAAAGCAATTCATAAACAATAAACGTGAAATATGAATATTGGATAGCCAGAAGGGGAATTACGATAGTGAAAACAATCGATGCGAAGTTCTCAAGAATGAAATCTTTAATAGAGCAATAAGAATCTGTTAAAAATCGAACCGAGTGTCGAGCAGATTCTTGGATCTTTTGAGAAACTTCACAAAAAAAAATAATAACTTTGTCGCGCAGTGATAGTCTCAATAACATAATGCGTAAACGCAAAGTGAAGAAAAAATCATAATGCGGCAACAATATCCACAAAGTGGGTGGTGTAGAAGCATAGAGTACAAAAAGTTGTAGAAGCTTGAACATGGAAATCATGTAGATGGTCACTACCATCCACAAAGTAAAATAAATCGCAAACAATGCAAAATATTTACATGTGTCAATTATCAACCAATGTTGAGTTTGGGGCGTTAGCATACCAAACATAAACATAAATTTTAAAATCGTAAAAAATTTTGTCATTTTGAAATCGTATTTTAATTTGTTCGTTGTAATCACTGTTTTAAACGGATGTTATATCGCCCGCCGAAGGCTATCTCTAGGGTTCAAACCTTGAGAAGTAGTATATTCTTCATTTCATTCTGTGAATAGTGGTAATGATCCACTACGTGGGCAGAGGCAACGACGTGAGTTGGGCACATTTACTGAAATTAATCAACCAACTGAGAGGTCTTCAAGAAAAAACTTTATTGCTTGCTTTGTCAGGGAATTACTTTTCAAAATATAACATCAGATATTAATTTGCTCGCACAGAGAAAATATATACAAATGGAGGGAATAAAACCTCAATTTCAGAGCACAAATATGCAAAATCATGTATATGGTTTTTTATATTGTTTTCTAAATTTTTATATTTTAAATGGTTTTCTAATATACACAAAATATAGCAAGGTGACAGACACCATAAGTCTGTAACATTGTAGAATACACAGACACCGGAGTTATGTTTAAACAACGGTGGGTCTAATTAAATAGACCAATTTTTATTTTTGTTTTAATAGACAT